CTTCCACGCCCTCACCAAACCCGCCAGACAGCGTTCTATTCCTGATAACGTGTGCGACAGCCGCCTGCCCCATAGGGTCTTTTCCGGCTTCCACAACCAGCGTGCGGGCCGCAAAGTCCCTCGCTTTCGGAGACAAAGTAATGCTCTGCGGTGCAGCCTGCTGCGGGGCCTGCGGCGCAGCCTTCCCTCCACCAAAAGCCTCTTCGAGATCTCCCCAAGTTTCTTTCGGCATTACTTTTCTCCCGGCTGCTTCACAACATACATGCCATTTTTAATCTGTTCAGTCTTTCTCAAATGATCCATAAACTTCTGACTGAAATACCCCGGATTGAACGAGTTCGGATCACGCTTATTATCGAAAGACTTTTTCCTGTAGTGCGAGAAAGCAGTCTGCTGCTGGTCCGCCAGGTCCACCATCTTCTTCGTAAAGTTCATCATGTCCTGGATGGCTTCGGGAAGTGTTTCCAGATTGAAGTTCGAGCGCATGAAGTTTTCGACTTCAAGGTTCGTAAAGCGGCCCTGCCCGCCAAGCGCAGTTTTAAGTTCTTCGAAGGCATTGCGGGTTGTAAGTTTTTCGAACTCCTGTGCCGCCGCAAGATCACCGCCAACAAGTCGTTCGGCAAGTGCATCCAGCCCAAGACCCTTCGCCAACTTCGAAACCTCAAACCGCGCTTTCGTCGTCGGCCCAGACTTAAACTTATTAATAACCTTTTCCGTTTCCTCAAGCCGCTGCAACACCGACTGCGCTGTTTCGGATTTCGAATTAATCATCTGCTCAAATTCGCGCATCGGGCCGGAGCCTTCTTGATACTGCTTGTATGGCGCGATTGCAGCCTTTTCTTCTTCCGACTGCCCAGTGCGGACCATAGGAGCGGAAGGGGGAGCAGAGGGTTGCTCCCCCTCCCTAACCGCTTCGGCAGCGCGAGGAGCCGGCGCACCACCTGCGGCATACGGTGACGGAGCAGCACCAGCCTGCTGCAACGCCTGTTCACGAGTAATCTTTCCGGGCACACCTTCCGGCGACACAACATCAATAAATTCTTGCAACTGCCGCGTCGTCGCATTTGCGGCGTCAAGCATCTGCAACCCCTGCGCGCTTCTTGCGCCAAGGTTTCGGATAAGCACTTCCGGTTGCTGCCCAGATTGCTTCGCAAACAAAAGCCCCTGCAACGCCTGTTCGCGAGTCACGACTCCAGCCGACTGCGCTTCCGCATAAATGCTCGCAATATCTTGCCAAGTCGGCTTCGTCCCAGTCTTCGCAAATTTATCCCCATAACTTGCGGCAGTAGTCGCAAGAAATTCCTGCTGTTTTTTCGCGTTTTCGAGCTGCGCGCCTAAAATTTGCCCGTTCGTCAAACGCTGCGAAAGAGCGTCCTTCGCAATCGCCGGGAACATCACCGCGACATCTGGATGCTGTGCTGCGTCAACAAGAAACTTATTAATATCCACGTCACCAGTCGCAGGGTCCACATGGCGCTGCATAAGCTGTCCCATGCCAATCTGCGCGCGGTTGATAAGACCCTGCTGCTCAGTCTGTTGCTGAACACGCTCCATTTCCGCAGCACGAAGACCCATCGCTTGAAACTGTTCAGCCTGCTGCAACGGGTTTGGAGTGCTATAGGTCGGAGCCTGGGGATACGGAATGCCATCGGCCATTTTCAGACTCCTTAAAACATCGCGTAAGGATTGGACGCAGTTGCGCCAGTCAGATTAAGAGGGTTCGATCCCTGCCCGCCTCCAAATAAGGAAGTCAAAAAGCTAGGTATTCCGAACGAACTGGTTCCCTGTGCTGCCGCAGGGCTTTCTGCCCTGCGTCCAGCAAACTGTGCGTAATATGGCGTCATCGCCGCCTGACCCAACGCACCGAAACCAGCCTGCGTGCCAGCCGCCAACGCATTGCCCGCGCCCATGATGCCTTGTCCAAGCGAAGTGCCGCCCGCCATCGCAGCATTACCGATCAACTGCCCCGCGCTCGTCGCAGCTCCTGCCAGACTTTGTGCAGCGCCTGCACCAAGCTGTGTAGGCTGGAAAAGCATGTTGTAGGCCAGTTTATTTTGCTCCAGATAGTTTTGAAGCTGCTGCTGGAATGTTGTAGAAGCAAGACCAGTTGCGTATTCCGCCGCACCACGAGTCGCCATTCCAGATTTGCCCATGCCTTTTCCGGCATAAGTTCCAGCCGTCGCACCAAGGCCCTGCTCTCTCGCGAATTGATAGCCGGGAGTCTGTTCAAGCTGTTCCATCGTCGGGGCGAATGTGCTGATAAGCGACGCTCCGCCGCCACCAATGCCAGCTTTCTGCGCCGCGTCTCCCTGCAAATACGACATTAGCAGGTCCATCGACTTTGTGCCTGCCGTGCTGTAAGGCGACAAAGCAGCAGATGCCCGCTGATAGCCTTGCTCCGCAGCCTGAGCGGCAAGAATGGACCCAATAAGCCCCATCTGCCCCGCAGAACTCGCCGCACCAGCTTGCGTTCGCGAGCCAAAAAGGCTACCAAGCCCGGAGAGTGCGCTGCCTCCGATCATTCCTAGTGTCAAAGGGTCAATCATGCGACTCTCCTAAGCCAGCGTTATAATTTTATAAGTATTCGGCCCGATGACGAGCGTGTCGATCTGTGTCCAGCCCGGAGGCGTAAGCGCCGCATTCGGCAACAAAACCGCCCCCGCTAAAGCAGTGCCCGCACCATCATCCGTCACCGGCACACTATTCGACACAAGTGCAGTTAACAAAAGTTGCAGTTGCCGTGAGATCGACCCGTCCGGCTGGATCAAATTTTTCAACGAATTTGGAACAAGCGGGCGGATCATTTAAGTCTCCATCGCTTCCACTTCAACATACGCACCATTCAGCGCACTCGCGCACGCTGCCGTCCATGACAATTCAAAAACACGATCTCGAGCAAAACCGAGTCTATTCCATGACGGCGTTGTGCGGTATGCACCAGTTCGCCCTAATGACTGCTGCACACCATTCCCAAACGAAACTCCACGATCATCACTCCACCGCAAATTCAACTGCGGGTCTGCCGCAGGATCAAGGTCTGTTCCGACTTCAATATCCGCAACAAATTGTTTATAACTCACACGATCTAGATTATTCACAAGATGCGGAAACGACCGTAATCTCACAATCGGTTGTCCATCATCTGTATAAGTTTCTAAATCCCAGTCATAAAGTTTTCCATTTTGCCAATCGCCGCAAACTGTTTTTCCGTAAGCGAACGCAACGCAGTTTGCGCGATGACGACGAAGATCACCATTATTATCCACAAAAGCTCGTTCATGCCAAAGCTGCGTGGAAAGATCATAAACCCAGGTTTTATCCGCAGCCGGGAACGTCAATACATAGAAAATATGCGTTCCTTGCTGGTAACAAAAACCAATCGCGTCGTTGATAACTGCGTAGCGTCCGATGTCGTCAGCGATAGCAGGAGTAGAAATGATGTCAGCCTTATAAGCTGTGCCCATCATTACAAGTGCCTGGCCGTTGTTATCCTGCGATAGGAAGAAAATATTGAGTCCCCATTTTGCAAGCGATCTTAACGCCGCAATACCATGTTGCAGAAACACTCCGGGGATCGGCTGAAACGGAAACGGAAATCCTCCCACATTACTCCAGATTTCAGTCGTGCGCCGACCATACGCCCAAATTTCTTTATGCACCACTTCGATGATTTGCAACTGGTCTGCATCACCAGAATTTGTCGCAAAAGCTAAAGCGTTATACGTTGGAGGGGCGGGCGTAACAATGCCATCACTCGATTGAATGTCCCCAGCTTGCGTGCTGGACACAAGAAAGGTGTCAATATATCTGATTTGATTTCCACCCACAAAGTTTACAGGACTAAAAACTGCAAAAGCCAACGTGGCTAAATCTACACTCCAACCATTCGTCGATCCATCCAAAATCACAACTCGATACGTGTCATCGTAAAGCGAGACTAAACCACTTTGAGTCGCGATGGTGCCAAGAACGGTAAGGTTAAAAAAGTTATCGACGTAGTAAACTGTATCTCCGATCACTGCAAATAACTTCCCGTCGCTTGCAGTGTAAAGCTGACGAACTTCAGCCACAATACCTTGCGCCAAAGTCGTCAGCCCTGGAGTGCAATAGTGCGTATAAGGAGCCGTTGCGTCCTTTGTGTTTAGTTCTGGGTATAAGTTGATGCAGCGCTGGGCGTTTGCGATAACGCTTCGCGCTTCATACGCACCTTGAACTAATTGAACTTGAGGCACCTTACACCTTTTTGTTAGGCAGAAAGAATCCGATACCACTGACCACGATCAGCAGCAACATAAAGCGCACTGCGGCCATTTGCCTGCGCTACACCAGTCGCGCCAGCAGTTCCGTTAATCGTGTCGGAACCGTTCGCAAAAACCTGCATCGAACTAGCACCCGCGTTCGCAACGAACACAACGCTACCCGGAACAGCTACCGGCAGCACAACGCTATCCGCGCCGCTCGCGACAGTCGTGACTTCATTCGCGCCAAGCACTAGGACCGGCGTAGAAGAATTAAGCGCACCGCCAGCCAAAGCAGTAATACCAGGCTTATCCTGCCACTGAGGAGTAGCAAGCGCAGTATTAATCGCATCATCATCCGCAAGCCGTTTGCCGGGTTCAAGTCTCTGGGGAATAGCCATCGTGTTACCTCGTCTGGTCCGAGTAGATATTATAGACGCCCGGACGGACCAAGTTATCCGGCATCACAAGGCTTGGAATTTGCGCGTTTGCCGCGCGAATAGTCTGCATCGCGTCTTTCGCAAGATCAGCGAATCCAGGGTCTTCCGGCAGTCGATACGCCGCACGTAATCTCACCACAAGATTGTAATGGATAGCGGCAAGATATTCTGGCGGAAAATCGAAAGTAGAAGTCAAATCAGCAAATTCGCTCAATACGTGCTTTAACACGATATGAACTTCGTAAAGATTTGCCTGCGGAATCGGCCACGGATAAATCCGCCCCATCGGCCATGCACTATCGTAAAAGATACACTGCGAAAACGACACCAGACTTTTAAGCGTAATCCTCGCGTAATCCTCATACGAAAACAAAATCTGAAGCGGGTAATCCACGGCTTGCGTTCCGTTCGCCCCCGGCAACATTCTGAAAAACGCAGTTTCAAGTTTATCCGGGCGCACAGGCACATTGATGTCACCGCCCGGACCAACTGTGTAACTTTGTGCCCCGGTGCTTACGACAGCATGATCGACAAGATGCCACACAATCCAGCGTTTTACACGCCACTGTGAAATCATCATGTTGAGGCGAGTCAGCGCGTCGTTCACATCCTCAGCAAGCAGCGACTGCCCGACACCGAGAATACCCGCGTCTTTGAACGCTAGATTGATGATGTCTAAGGCAGTCGTAGCCATTTGGTGTCCTTATTTCTTATCGGTTAGAAGAGAAGCCTTGGCTTTCTCCTGCTGCGCTTTGAGTTCAGCAAGCTGCTTTTTCGCCGCTTCCAACTCTACAGCCTTACGCTCAAGTTCAGCTTGCAGTTCATCTTCCCGCGAAATATGCGCGCCTGGCGAACCAGTAGTGATAAACTCTACTTCTTCACGAGCATCTGCGACGATAATCGGGTCAGTCTTTTTCTCATCCCGATAACCGACGACTTTCGGATATTCCACAAATTTGTAATCAGGGAAATCCATATTTTCGTAAACCCCTAGAAACTGCTGTCTTGCTTTAGCCATTTGCTTGCTCCTTGAAGGAAGGAGGGGCCTTTGCCCCTCCTTTTTGTTGTTAGATCACGTCCGCGACGACGACAGCCCATTCTGGGCGAACCCAGACATAGCCGTAAAGAACGTCGAGACGGGTAATAAACTGATCCGATTTAATATCGAAACCAGTGACCATGCGAAGGCTCACGCCATCCATGCGCTCACGCGCAACTTCCTGCATGTTCTTCGGCATTTCCAGATCGGCAGTCGCCATCGTAACCGCATCCGGGATAAACGCGAAGTTCTTACGATAGACAGTGCCGGTCAGCGTCAGGCTGTTGATAGCCGCGCCGTTCGCAGGCGAAGCCGTCACCGTCTGATACTGCACCGGATTACCGCCGGACGGCGGAACGATCGCCGGATAAATACCAAGCACACCGCCCGCATAGCTCGTCACGACGAACTGCTGCAACTCACCAGTCGAAACCTTGGTGATGCGGTTGACGGCATTCACGCCAGCAAACGTGATGATGTCGCCAACATTGAACGACGAAGCGCCGATGGTAATGTTGATGCTCGTGCCCGTCTGGTTCGCACCGTTAACGGTCGGAGAAACACCAACAACATACGTGCCAGTCGTGTGCTTGATAACCGTCTGGTCTTCGAACCAGTCGAAGCCAATCGCGTTATAAACTTCACCCGTGCGATACTGCTCAGAGATTTCCGTCGCAGGATTAAGCAGACCGGAAAGCGACTGAACCGTGCGGGCCATAGAAACCGGGTCCAGAATGAACTTGCGGTTATCCGTGGGAGCCGAACGGAGGCTCAGAAGCGCCTTAGCCTGGAGCCAAGTGTCAAGCGTCGGGCGAAGCAGATTGCCCGCCAGATCGAAATTACCAACAAGGTTGGAGATACCGCCTTCAACGCCAGACATAACGTCCGCCGCAACAGCGCCGACAAGGTTATTCACCGCCGGGGCAAGAATGCGCTTCGAATAATCATCGAGGCTCATGGTGCGTTCAGCGGAGTTAAACGAAACGTCAACGCCCTTCTGCGTCGCCAGCGTCAGCGTGGTGTTCGTTTCCGCCGTGTCCTGGATCTGCGCGACCGGACCCGTGCGAACGGTGTAATCGTTCGGCAGACGGATACGCAGGCTCTGGCCAATCTTCGCGCCAGTAATGGCGAACTGGTCGTCATACTGCGTGTCGATGTGCTGGAGGAACGAGTTAGTATTGACCCAGAGGCGAACAGCCTCACGGGTAATCATGTTGATAGTAAGAAGTGTATTGCTCACGGCATTAGCCCTTTCTGGTAAAGCGCGGACGCGCTGTTGTCATCATCAAAAAGCAGGAGGGAATCCTCTGCTATTCGACGGTGCCCGCGTCCGTCACTTTTCGGGCCAGCCCAGACCGTTTACCCCACGGCCAGAGAGGGGGGATCGTAAGGTGATCCCGCCTACCTTTTACGACGCGCTGTTTGCGCGTTACGCAATTTTATCCACTCTTCCATAGAAATGTCCGGGTCGTCAAGTGTCGCCGGAGCAGTTCCTGCACCATTAACCTTCGGCGTGATCGGCGGCGGTGCCGCACTAACTCGCTTCGGGGCATTCAAGTTCTGCGCGACTTTCGCAATCGCCACAGCCTGTCTGGTGGGTGGAAGGAGTGCAATTCTGGCAGCTTCATCAGGATTTTTAGCCAGATGGTAGAGGACTTCGTGCGGGTTTCCACTTTCAATCGCCGCTTCTGTAAGCGTCGTCGGAATACCGCCCAAAATCTGCGCCATGTTATTAAGCTGCGGAGCCCAATCTCCATACTTGGAAAGTCCTTCATTCCAGATTTTATCTGTCGTGTCTTTCCACTGCTGCTGCTTCGCGAGTTCCTGCGCCTGTCGGTGAATTTCCAACTGCACCGTGCGCGGGTCGTATGGCGCATTTTCCGCTTCCTGCGGAGCATATTGCTGCTGCCGATACGCCTCAGCCTGTTGCAACCTTTCTTCGAGTTCCCGCTTTTGGCGGGTAAGCTGGCCGATGCGGTCAAGAAGACCCTGCGGGGGCTTTGCAGAGCTTTCGGCAATCGTTGACTCGTCGTTACCGAGCGGCGCTTCCGCGCTTGCCGTATCCTGACCAGCATCGGCCACTACGGGGGCTTCAACAACGGCTGGTGCTTCTGGCGTTGCCGTGCCGCCCTCCCCGTCAATCTGCCGTCTAGCGGCATCCCAGAAATTTATAAAGTTTTTCATGTTAGGCTCCTGCACCTTTCTTCATCTGAAGGACGCCCTCACGTCCCCGACGCAACGTCGCGTCTCTAATTAATGCCTCATGGATTTGTTCTTTCAAGGACTCTTCCATGTTTGTCGTCAATAACTGCGCTAAAGTGGTCCTAGCCGCATCAAGATACAGCGCCCAACATGACGACACGTAAGCCTCACGATCTGGATATTTTTCATAAAATTCATTAGATCGAGAAGCATTCTTTTCGTAAACTTCCTGCGCCATTTCCATCGCGGTTTTCGCGATAAGTTTATGCGCGTGCGCGCCCTTTCCGGGCAATTTAATCAGTGGCTCTCTCATTTTTTGCTCCTTGGTAACAAAACATTTACTTCACGCGGAACGCCCCCGGTGCTGTAAGTATTGTGCAAATACATTCCGCCCGGACCTTCTTCGTAATACGCGCCTTGAGTGAACGGCGCAAGGCGGTAAGCGGGATCAAAATACGAATAAAGCGCATTCACCGCACCCGGAACGCTTTGCACAGATGGCATAGCCCTTTGCCGCGAATATTCCTCATAAGGCACAAACCTTTGTTCTGACACCGGCCCTCGAACAAACCCTTGATCCAAAGGCGTAACCGCCATATACCGCTGCTTTTCCTGCTCATACACATCGCGCAGATAATCCAAGTCTCGTTCTGGGAAAAACCTTTGCGTGATCGGCCCTTGTGCATAGCTATACCCTGCGCGCACATTCACCGGAACTAATTCCGACAAGATATTTTCCGAAGGCAACCGCCCCATGTAACTTTCATACAGCATATTTTGTTCTTGCGGGGAAACATACCTTGCGGAAGCAGTTTGCTGCGTATCAGGATAATTCGCATAAAACTCCTCTTGCATCTGACGAATTTCAGCGTCAGACGGAGAATACGGCGGCCCATACGAAAACGACGGGCTTATTCCCCCGATCATTGAGTTCAGCAGCTGCTTTTCATCCGCAGACTGCTGAAACTCAACTTTACCTTTTGCCTTGGGCATTAGTAATACCCCTGCCGCTCGTAATATTGCTGCGCCATCCGACCGAGTTCCGCTTCCGACCCACCAAGCAGCCTATCAAGCGCCTGTGTCACAAGATAATTCAAATTCGGATCGAATGGAGTTTCTGCGCGAAGTTCTTCCGGGCGAGAAGGGGGTTTAGGTGTGCCAGCTTTTTTCCCCGCCACTCGCCTCGCCGCAGGCTGCACGGGGGCCGCAGGCTGTTCAACCGGCCCGGAAAATGCCGCAGGGGCTTCAACCGGCGCTCCCGACAGGGCGGTAGCTGCACGCCGTCCAAAGACATCAATCGGCGGAAGTCCTACGCGACGACCTTCACTAGCAGCGGCTTGTGGCGAAGCGGTTTGCCCACCAAATTGATCCAGTGCCTGCCCTGCGCCATAGCCCGCAAGACCCGCAGCAGCACCTTTCATTGCTGGCCCAAAAACCCCGCCAGTTGGCGACATTGCCATGCCCTCGCGAGTCACACCAAAATCCATGCCCCCGCCACTAACCGGTTCATAAACCAGCCCACCCTGCCGATATGGCGCAACTGCCTGCCCCAATTCTTCCAGCGTAAAGCCACCGCCCATTGGTTCAGGTCGCACATTCCGCCCATAATTCGCACGACCAGCGCGGAAAGCCTCCAGCATATTTCGGTCAAACCCGCTTGGTGCAAAAGGCCCCGGCGTAGGACGCGCCCCCATCGGGCCATAAGACTCGAAGTCCGTAACAGCCATTTCGGGAGCATAACCTTGCGGACCAAACCGCCCCGTCGCCAGACCAACTTGATTCTGCTGGAAAGGCGTCATCGGGCGAGTCGATGTGCCCATTTCCGGCGGAACGCTGCGATAAAATGGTGCCGGGGGTGGTGCATTCAAATATCCTGCACGCGGGGGCATAATCTCCCCTTCCAGCATTTTCGGTCCCGCCAGCATTGGCCGCCCACCCGGACCAGTCACCACTCGCTGCCCCTGCGCCACACCAGGACGCATTCCAAACGGCATCGTCCCAAGGCCCAGCATATACGGATCGGCCTGTTCCTGAGCCATCATCTGACCACGCCCGAACTCTTCGGGGAACTTTTCACGCAGGTTCGCAAGTCTTTTTGCTTCGGCTTTGCTTTGCTTCTGCCGCTCACGGAAGCGAGTGCCGACAGGCGTGCCCATATCCGCACCGCCCAACTCTTCCCCGATAGCCTGCACTGTGCCGTAAAGACGTTGAAGTGGCTCAGACGCCCCGATCAAAGGATTTTCAAATCCGGCCCGAAAGGCTGCTTCACGACTCATTTCAAATCTCCTTCGTCACACGGGCCAGCACTCCCGGCATCTGCGGGTGCGGGGCATAAACTTCTCCACTCGGCGCACGCATACCTCCGGGCGGAATTTCATGGTCTTCAAGAGGCAAATTCATCTGCCGCCCAGGCATCTGATCTTCATGCCCCTCATACGTGTCACTGATCGGGACATCCTGACTTTCCCGCACAGCTTCGTCCGCAACAAGCGCAGTCTGTGGCTGCGTCAAGCCAGCGTTCTTCAACAGAATATCGAGGCGTTTAGTGATCGCATCGTAAACCTCGACTTCACGCTTTTCGAGTCTCGCTTGCGACTTGCCCTTTTCTTTAGCCAATTCATCCATCGTAGCCTGCAAGGCTTGTTGCATTTGCTGCAACTGCATCCCAAGCATCTGCTCGTTCTGCGACGGACCCTGACCCAAAGCCTGCGGCGGAACCATCCGCTTGAGTCGTTCAGCAGCTTCTTCCGCCATCGGGAAATCACCCGCGCGGAACATAATATCACCAATCACGCTGGTCAATCCGGGGTTCTGCGTGAGGATTAGCGTAAGCGCATTAAACGCCTCCTCTCGCCGCGTAGCATATCCCGGCCCGACATCTGCCATAACTTCATAATTACCGATGCCCGGATTAAGCACGCGCCCGATTACTTCGTTATTCTCGTTTAATTCAAGCATATGCGCTTGCTGCAACTGCGGATCGAGTTTGACTTCCAGACTTTCGTTGTTTTCCGCAAGGATCATAATGATGCGGTTTGTATCATAAACCTTCGGCACAAGATCAAGAATGATCTTACCGACCTGCCGAATAGCAATCGCCAGATGGTCTATGAAGTGATAAGTCGCACGATCGCCCTGGCGTTGCCGTTCCGCAATCGCCTTACCAGTCCGCTCATTTCCCTGCTGCCCCATCTGGTTTTCGTATTGACCCGAAACCATCTGCATTTCGACGTTTGCGACTTCCATACCTTTCAACGCGACCGGCGATGGCACAGGTGGCTCAATACGAGCAGGTGGAGTAAGA